CCGGTCTACGCCGTACCGGAGACCGCCGCAAGAGCCCGTTTGGGTGGTCTACCTGGGACAACGCTCCTGACAGGTACGCGCATGACAGGCGAGGACGCGAAAGCGCAGAACACGAGTGTCGGGCCTGCAAGGCACGGACGCTGATGCCGAAGCGGGTGCAGCTGCGACGCACGAAAGGCTGGCGGAAGCCGGCCGGCGCCGTCGTTGTTGCGCGCCCCTCGCGCTGGGGCAACCCGCTCCGATGGGATGACAAGGCAGCCGCAGCCGACTGGTTCGGCGTGGCCCTCGACATGCGGCGCGATCTCGGCAAGCCGCCGCCCCGCTTCGAGAACTACCCGAGCAACGAGGAGATCCGTGCCGAGCTCGCCGGCCGAGACCTGGCCTGCTGGTGCCGGCCGGATCAGCCGTGCCATGCCGACGTGCTGCTCGAGCTCGCGAACGTCGGTGTCGACGAGACGTGACCGCCGCACGCAGCCGCAACGGCGGCGCGCCTGCGCGCAGTGACGGTCGAGTCCCTCCGAGCAACCTGGACGCCGAGGAGTCGCTCCTCGGAGCGATGATCCTGTCGATCGACGCCCGGACCGCCGCGCTCCAGGTCGGCCTCGAGGCGCACGAGTTCTACAAGCCGTCCCACGGCCACATCTACGCGGCGATCGTGACCCAGCACCGCGCTGGCCTCTCCGTCGACCCGGTCACGATCGCCGAGCAGCTCTCGCGGTCGTCGCTGCTCGAGACGATCGGCGGCGCCAGCGTGCTGATCTCTCTGCAGGTGGGCACGCCCGCGACATCGAACGCCGGCCGCTACGCGCGAATCATCCGCGAGCACGCCCTCCTCCGGAAGCTGATAGCGGTCGCCGGCGAGATCGCCGAACTCGGCTACAGCCGTCCCGACGATCTCGGCGCGGCCGTCGCCCGGGCGCAGAACCTCGTCAACAGCGCCGTCGACTCCGCCCGCTTCACCGGACGGCCGACGCTCACCATGACATGGGGAGAGCCGGACACTCCTCCGGAGCCGGCGCCCGTTCTCGTCGACGGACTCATCCGCGCGGGGGACCCGATCGCTCTCGCCGCGCCAAGAGGCGTTGGGAAATCCTTTTTCGTCTACAACCTGGCGCGGCTCCTCGCTGACGGGCACGGCCAGTTCCTCGGCCGGCTCGAGGTTCAGCGTCCTGCCCGCGTCCTCGTCTGCCAAGGCGAGCTCGCCGAATGGCAGGCGTACCGCCGGTGGAAAGCCCTCGGCGGGAAACCCGTGAACGTCGCCGAGTCGTTCGAGCAATGGCGGATCCGCGTGCAACGACACCGCCGCCCGACCGCCGCCGGCGGCTGGGACGAATGGACCGACGCGCACATCGACGTCGGGCTCGAGGAGGCGATCGTCGACCAGGGCGTCGAGGTCCTCGTCATCGACCCGTGGCGCACCTACTTCTCGGGCGGCGAGAACAGCAACGACGAAGCCGAGCAGGCGCTCAGCCAGCTCAGCGGCCTGTCCGCCCGCACCGGTGTCGCGATCGTCGTCATTCACCACATCTCCGGCAACAAGCTCAGCGCCGAACGCGGCCCGCTCGAGCCCGAGGACCTCTGGCGTGGCGCGACACGTCTCGCTGACTGGGCGTCCACACGCGTCACGATCCTCCCGCACTTCAGCGCGCGCGCTGCTGACGAAGCTGGGCTGTCGCGTGCGGTGGCGCGCCGGCACGTCGACGTGCACTTCCTGCGACGCGACGAACCGACCGAGGACTTCTGCGCGGTGCTCGACGGCGAGACCGGATGGTGGAGCCGATGGGAGAACGGCATCGTCGGCGCCGGCCGCATGGGCGGGAAGACATCGAAGCGCGCTGTGCAGGTCGGCACCGGCAGCCCCGCCGGTTACTACGTGACCGTCGTCGACGCCATCAAGGCGTCCGGTGGCAGCTGGCCGAGCTTGTCCGCGGCTGCGGCTGCGATGCAGGAGTCGAGCTCGTCGGCGCGGCGGCTGCTCGACGCCGCCGTTCGCCTCGGACTCGTGGAGAAGTTCAAGGGTGCCGGCAACGCCACCGGCTATCGCCTACCGAACACCGGGCCGCCGTCCCTACATCTCGTGCCGCCGCCGAACGACGATGATGATCCCAACCGAGGAGAACCGACGTGACCGTCGATGTCACACCCCCTGCGGATGATGTGCACACGCGACCGAGTTCGACCTTCGCTGCGCGACTGCGTCGGCTTCGTCGGCGTCGTGGATGGTCGGCGTCTCAACTCGCAGCGGAAGCCGCCGGTCTCGGACACACCATCAGCCGCGGCACGATCGCGAAGCTCGAAACCAACACCCGAGGGAGTCGTGGCGTGACTCTCGACGAAGCAGTGACCCTCGCTGCCGCACTCGGAGTCCCGCTGTCGGATCTGGTCAAGCCGATGCCGGCACCTTCACCCGAGACCGAAGCTGAGCGAGCGATGTACCGCATCTTCACTGAGGTCGTCGACGACGAGGAACACGCGAACGGCTATGCCGAGACGCGGGCGCTGATCCACAAGCTGAGGATGCTCCCGCCGCGCCTCCGCGCTGAGCTCGCCGGCTTCGAGCACATCGCCGCCCACAAGGACGCCGTCGGGTTCATGCCGATCGGCGCCGCGGGCGATGATGCGGTTCCCGTTTTCGCTCCTGATCCGAGGTTCGACAGATGACCGACTCGACGACGTTCGCCTACCTCGCCGGGGTCATCGACAGCGACGGCTACATCACGATCCAGCGCCAGGCGCGCCGCGGCCGCGTCTACTTCACCGCGAAGGTCGGGATCTCCGGTACCCGACGACAGCCGCACGACCTCGCCGCATCGATCTGGGGCGGCGCTGTGTCGCCCATGACGTCGGCCAACCCGAGGCACCGGCAGGGCTTCCAGTGGACCCGCAGCGGTAGGACCGCAGTTCCAGTGCTACGTGACATCGCTCCGTACCTGCTTGTGAAACGACAGCAGGCCGTGGGCGCGATGCGACTCGAAGAACTCCTCGAAGCCGGGCGCGGCGACGACCCGTACCCGTGGTCCACTCCCGAGTACGACCCGACGCCCGAGCGCGAGGAACTCTGGATCAACGTCGTCGACCTCAACCAGGCGCGCAACAAGATCCGGCAGCCGCTGCCCGCCTGAGCTCTACTCGGCCGACGGCACGTCGAACCTTGACGCGTTGCCCGCGCCCGGCGACGCGACGATGACTCCGGCCTCGACGGCCTCCTGGAGGTAGCGGCGCGTCGTGTGGTGACTCAGCCCGAGCGCCGCAGCAGCGGCAGCAACGGACGGCCACCCGCCGTCGCGCGCGCATGCCGCCGGGATCGACGTCGCCCACCGCTCGTCCTCGACGACATCTGACAGCCGGCCCGTCTCTCGGATCCACGCCTCGATCACAGGCCAGTCCCACGCGCGTCGCCCGCCAACGGTCCACTGATGCTCAGGCAACAGACCCCGATGACCGAGCTGCGACACCGCGCCGCGAGTCCTCCCGGTCCGCTCGGCGATCTCCTGGATGCCCACCGGATCACACACCTCGACCTCCTCGCTACACCACGAAATGTGACGATTTCCGAGGGCCGACGAGGCCGAAGTTCGCGCCTGTTGACTTCCGTCACTCGCGCGAGTGACGAGATGTTACGTCCTCGCGTAGCGGGTGTCGCGAGGTCCACACCTCGCTGACCTCGATGTTCGCGACACGATCAGCATCGGCGGTGACGCAAGCGTTACTCGCGCGAGTGACATTCAGTTACAGACGCGCGCCAGACCCCGATCGCGTCCACCACTCCCATGACCTGCACTTTCGTCATCACCGCGCGATTTCCCGGGACCCCTGTCGATAGGCTTCCGACCGCCGCTTCGGCGGCAGACAGGTCGGAAGACCTCTCGCCCGACGGGGCCCATCGGATCCGGCGAACCGAAGGACACCACGAAGCGTGAGCACCAAGCCTCCGGCCCACCCGCTCGACCCGCACCTGACCCAACTCGCCGCCGACCTCCGCCGCATCGCCGACGACCTCCGATGGGCGCACGCCGACGCCTGGTGGCCAGCGACCCACGACCCCCTCGAGCCCAGCAGCCGAAGCGGATCACGCGACACCGACCCCGTCGACGAACGCGCCGCCGATCCCGACCACGTCACCGCCAGCCGCTACGACCTCGGCATGGGAGGAGACGACATCACCCGCCGATGCGTCGAACAGGTCGCCCAACAACTCCGGCTCATCGAGTTCCGACTCGCCGCCGCCATCTGGACCGCCAACACCCGAGCGCAGCAGCCAGCGCTACACAAGCCCGCCGGCACCAGCCCGCTCGACGAGCTCGAGACCACCATCACCGCCTGCATCTGGCGCGCCACCGCCATCCGCGACGACGTCGCGCAACTCGGTCACGCCACCCGATCAGCAGTCCGACACCACGTGAAGCTCGCCGCCCGCTCCAGCGGACGCGCCGTCCGAGAGCTCGACACCGCCATGTCACGCGGTGAAACCGGCGGCGTCGCCCACGCCGAACCCAAGTGCCGGATCTGCGAGATACGCCCACAAGCCCAGCGCGAGCACCAAGTCCGACAAGCCAACGGCAGCCGCGCCACCGTCACCCGAGCATCGAAAGGCGGCCGCTGCGACACCTGCTCGCAGTACTTCAGCCGCAACGGAAACGAACGCCCACGCGCCCTCGACCAGGACAACGTCGACGACGCCCTCGCCGCCGCCGGCCGCCGACGCGCCCGAGGAGAAGGATGGGGAAGCGGATGACCCGCTCGCCACAACTACACCACCTGTGGTAGTGGTATGAGCACTACATACCGTCAGAGTCCCAGAACTCCGCCCCTGCGGACATCCGAGACTCCGGGGTAGCGCATCTGCAGACCACCCTCCTCGGGCTCAGGTCTGCAACTTCGGCGCTTGGCCGCGCCCGACGAGGTAGCTCGGCGGTGCGTCCGGAGGAGATCGTGACCACAGCGTCCGGATACTCACCGACCATCGCCGAGCGCCTCGTCTCGAGACTCGTTCGCACGACAGCGGGCTGTCTTGAGTTCACCGGTGCCCGCACCGCCGACGGCTACGGCCGGATCGGTCGAGGTGGCCGACACGCTGGTTGGGAGAGAACCCACCGTGTTGCGTGGGAGATCGTCAACGGCCCCGTGCCCGACGGCATGTGCGTCTTGCACCGCTGTGACAACCCTCCCTGCTGCGAGACCACACATCTGTTCCTCGGCACCCGCGTCGAGAACAACACCGACCGAGACCTCAAGGGCCGGACCCGAGCGCCTGATCGACACTGGGCACGGCGTCTCACCGACGAGCAAGTCGGGGAGCTGCGACGTCTTGCTCCCGAAGTCGGGAACTACACCGAGCTCGCTCGTCGCTTCGGCATCACGCAACAGCACGCCCGCAACCTCGTGTTGGGGAAACGTCGAGCGGCGTAGTCGTGCCCGCATCCCGTGTGTGTCCCTGTACGTCGTGCGAAGCCCACACCGGCAAATGCCCCACACTCACCGCCGGCGGCCGTTGCCCACGCTGCACCACCGAGCAGCGACGCGCCGCCGAAGCCGACCGGCCCAGCACCACCGACCGCGGCTACGGCACCGACCACCAACGCGAACGCAGACGCTGGGCCCGCATCGTCGCCAAAGGCGGAGTCCGCTGCGCACGATGCCCACGCCTCATCGACCCGAACGAACCGTGGCACCTCGACCACAACGACGACCGCACCGGCTACCTCGGACCGAGCCACGCCGACTGCAACGACCGGGCCGCAGCACGCAAGCGCAACCGACCCAGGGGGATACCCCTCCCCCCGACAGCACGTTGACCAAGGTCAACGGCCTCTCGAAGGTGCGGAGGGTTCAGAACGATGTCGGCCGGCCGTGATGGCTCGCCGTGAGCGCCGGAGCGTGATGCTCGGCGGGGAGGTGGGGCGTGATGCCTCGCGGAGGAGCTCGGAATCGGTCCGGCCCGCCGCCTGATCCGAAGTCGGAGCGGTCGGAAAAGCTCGGTCGCAGGTTCGGGCGGCTACCGCGCGCTGGCTATACCGGGCGGCTGCCGGCGTGGCCGTTGATGACCCGGCCGAGCGCACCGGAGAGCGCGCTGTGGAAGTTGCTCTGGCGGACACCGCAGGCGGCGGCCTGGATCTCGGAGCCTTGGCGCCACGAGACGATCGCGACCTACGTCCGGTGGCGCGTTCGCATGCACGATCCGGAGGCGCCGGCGTCGATCGGTGCGACAGTGATCCGACTGGCGGATCAGATCGGGTTGACGCCCGCGGGTTTGCGCGAGAACGGGTGGGAGCTCGAGGAGCTGCCCGGTTCGAGGGCGATCGCCGAGCAAGCCGGGACGGAGGATCCGCCGACGGGCGTGAAGGTTCCGCAGCCTCCGCCGGCGACGCCGTTGCGCAGCCGGCTGAAGGTTGTGAAGCGTGCCGGCGGCGAGTGACGAGTTCGTCGTCAGTTGGCCGACGTTGTGGGTCGTGCCGGCGTGGATCGAGCAGCACTGTCGCATCCCGGACGGCTTCCACAAGGGGAAGCGGTTCGAGCACGCCGACTGGCAGTTGTGGTGCACGCTGAACCACTACCGGGTCCGGCCGGACGCGCGATGGGTGCCGGAGCGTCCGATCCTGGCGCCGGCGTTCCACAACCGTCGATCGCAGATCATCGGTCCTCAGAAGAGCGGGAAGACGCCGTGGGCGGCGACGATCGTCGCGGCGGAGGGTGTCGGCCCGGTGCTGTTCGCCGGTTGGGCCGGTAAGGACGATGGGTTCGCGTGCGCTGAGCACGGATGCAGTTGTGGGTGGGAGTACCCGTACGAGCTGGGCGAGCCGATGGGGATCGCGTGGCCGACGCCGCTGATCCAGTTGACGGCGACGTCCGAGGACCAGGTCGAGAACGTGTACCGCCCGCTGAAGGCGATGATCAAGAGCGGCCCGCTCGGCGAGCGGATGCTGATCCGGTCCGACTTCATCCGCCTACCGAATGACGGCGAGATCGCGGTCGTCACGTCGTCGGCGATGTCGCGGCTCGGTAATCCGCTGACCTTCGCTCTCCAGGAAGAGACCGGGCTCTACACGAAGTCGAACAAGCTCGACGACGTCGCCGACACGCAACGTCGCGGCGCCGCCGGTATGGGCGGCCGGACGATGGAGCTCACGAATCCGTGGGATCCGACGCAGCTGTCGACGGCGCAGCAGACCTACGAGTCCACAGCACCCGACGTGTTCAAGTTCTACCGTCCGCCGCCTGCGCATCTGAGCTACCGCAACAAGCGGGAGCGCCGCCGGATCCACGAGCACGTGTACTCCGGGTCGTGGTGGGTGGATCTCGACTCGATCGAAGGTGAGGCGGCCGAGCTCGAGGAGAAGGATCCGGGGCAGGCGGAACGATGGCTCGGGAACCGGATCGTGCGCGGGTCGGGAACGTGGCTGGCTGAAGGCCTCTGGGAGTCGGCCGGTCCGAAGCGCAACGAGCCGGCGGCGTGACGCGGCGGAACGAACCACCGCGGCTGAGCGTTTGCGGCGGTTTCAAGGGCAGCACAGTGCACGACCACACCGGGATCCGCCTCGAGACGCATGCCGGCTACCAATTCACGCCCTCCTACCGCGTCGGTGGCGACGAACGCCCGGCGCACTGGGATCCGGCACAGTGGGGCGGGCAGATCTCGCGCAGTGAGGTGCACGCCGCGGTCGAGCAGGTCTTCGGCGCCTATCGGGTCGAGCGCTTCTACTGCAACCCGCGCGACTGGTGGACCGAGATCGAAGAATGGGCGCTCAAGTTCGGCGACGAGCACGTGATCGCCTGGGACATGGGCGGCGGTTCGACACGGATCCGTGTCGTGCACGCGATGTACCACCGGTTCGTCACCGATCTCGGCACGGGCACGCTGACGCACGACGGCTGCCCGATCACCGCGGTGCATGTCGCGAACGCCCGGAAGCTCGCCCGCCCGAACGAGCAGTACATCCTCGGGAAGCCGACGGATGATCAGTTCATCGACATGGCCGTCGTCTCCGCGCTGGCTCACGAAGCGGCGTGCGACGCGCGTGCCGCCGGCTGGGTTCCAGCAGCGCCACGACGGAAGGTGATCGTCCGGAGGTGATTCTTTGACGCTCGTCGTCGCTGTCGCCACCGAGCGCGGAACATGGATGGGCGGCGAACGTTACGCCGGAGACTTCTGCTGGACGGAGCTCGTCGGGCCGAAGATCTTCGAGCTCGAAACCCAAGACGGGCATCCGTTCTCGATCGGGTTCGCGGGTGCGCCACGAGTTGCACAGGTGATGCTCGCGGTCGAGCCACCGGCGCGCGAGAACCGCTCGTTGCACTGGTGGATGACCGAGTACTGCGACCGCTTCTATCGACGGTGCAGCGACCTCGGGAGCATCGTCGACCGGTCCGGTGGTAGCGGCGCCGAACTTGCCGGCAGCACGGGCGCCATCCTCGCGATCGACGGCCGCGTGTTCCTGCTCGACAGCGAGTTGTGCTGGGAGGAACCGGCCCGCGGCTATGTCGCGCAGGGCGGCGCGTTCGAGGCATTCGCCGGCGCCTACGAGGTGCTCCGCGATCAGCACGCCGACCCGATCGAGGCAGCGCGGTTCGCGTGGCCGGTCGTGCAGCGCCGCCACCGGATAGGTCCGCTCGTCGACGAGATCACGCTGGGGGTGACCGGTGGCTCTCAGTGATGACGAGCTCGGCCTGGTCAACACGCTCTCGCGTGACATCCAACGCGGCAAGAAGCGCATCACCCGCTACGACCGCTACCTCGAGGGCGAGCAGCCGCTGCGATACATGGCGCCGCAACTCGAGGCCGAAGTCGGGATGTTGGTCACGCAGCTGGTCATCAACTGGCCGATGCTCGTCGTCGACGCTTACGAGACCCGGCTCGACATCGTCGGGTTCCGGTACGCGATGAATGCCGACCGGGATCCGCAGATCTGGGAGTGGTGGGATCTCGTCGACGGCGAAGAGCTGTCGCAGCTCGCCCACTTCGAGGCCCTCGGGCTGAGCCGCTGCTACGCGATCGTCGGATCCGGTGACCAGGACGACGATCCGCCTGTCCTCACGATCGAGCACCCCTTCGAAGTCGCGACGCTCCGGGATCCGCGCACACGCGAGGTCGAAGCCGGCCTGAAGACGTGGACCGAGACGGACAAGACGCAGCACGCTCAGCTGTACTTGCCGGACTCGACGGTGACCCTTGAGAAGAAGGGTCGGAACTGGGTCGAGGAGGAGCGTGACGACCACGAGCTCGGCGAGGTCCCGGTCGTGCCGATCGTGCATCGAGGTCGGATCCTGCGTCCTGAGGGCCGGTCGATCTTCCACGACGTGATCCCGCTCGCGGATGCCGCCAACAAGATGGCGACGGACATGATGGTGTCCGGCGAGTTCCATGCCATGCCCCGCCGATGGGCGATCGGCGTCGACCAAGATGACTTCGTCGACGAGCACGGCAAGCAGATGGACACGTGGTCGATGGTCAACGGCCGCATGTGGGCCACCGAGAAGAAGAAGGACGAGGTCGAGTTCGGTCAGTTCCCCGAGTCGGAGTTGACGAACTTCCACAACACGCTGCGGCTGCTCGCAGCGCTGGTCGCGCAGCTCGCCGGGCTACCGCAGGACTATCTCGGCTTCACGATGGACAACCCGCCGTCGGCCGAGAGCCGCAAGGCGAGCGAAGTGCAGCTCATCAAACGCTCTGAGCGCATCCAAACGCCGTTCGGCGGGTCGTGGGAGCGGGTCGCGAGGCTGTTCCTGCGGTTCACGAACGGCGGCGACCTGCCCGAGAACGCTCAGTCGCTCAAGACGGTGTGGCGTGACCCGTCGACTCCGACGCGCGCGCAGCTGATGGACGCGGTGACCAAGGCCGTCGCCGCGAACGTCATCCCCGTTGAGCAGGCCCGCATCGATCTTGGTTACGACGAGGAGGAACGACGCCGCATGCGCGAGATGGACGCCGAAGTCGCCGCTCGTGCGCAGCCTGCTCCCGACACCGGTGCCGTGACCCCACCTGAGGGCCCGCCGACCGGACCTTGAGTTCGAAGCCCGGGCGAATGTCTGGGCGTAGACGGCTGCGATGTGATGTCGCCGCCTCGCCTCATGTGCGTGACGCCGTGAGGCACGGATGGCCCGTGGTGTGACGCCCGGCCGAGAGAGGAGGGGCGTGATGCCCCCTGTCCAGATCACCCTGCCGGATCAGCCGGCCCGCCCGCTCGTTGGCGGTGTCCTCGAGGCGCTGATGCGCACGTGGGACAAGTGCGGATGGGATCCTTCGGATCTCGCTTCGTTCCGTATGGGTCCTGACGACGACACCGACGACGATGACGTTGACGACGACACCGACGACGATGACGTTGACGACGACACCGACGACGATGACGACGACACCGACACCGACGACGATGACGACGACAAGAAGACCAAGGCTGACGTCAAGCGCCTCACAACGGCGCTCGACGGCGAACGGCTTCAGCATCGCAAGACGAAGCGGTCGCTGAAGCAGTGGCGGGCGCTGGGGCGTGACCTCGGCATGACCCCGCAGCAGGTCCGTGACGCCGTCGCCAAGAAGTCGAAGTCGTCGGACAGCAAGGATGAGCCCGACGCGGAAGCGGCACGGCGTGAGGCCGACCGCGAGTCGCGTCGAGTTGCTGACCGCAGGGTGGTCAGGTCGGAGATCAAGCGTCTCGCAGGCGAACTTTTCGCCGACCCCGAGGACGCTCCCCGCTATCTCGACCTCGACGAGTACGAGGTCGACGAGGACGGAGACGTCGAGGTCGACGACATCGTCGCCGACCTGAAAGACGTGCTGAAGAAGCGTCCCCACCTCGCGAAGAAGAAGCGCCGGCCGCGACCCGACACCGCCCAACGCAAGAAGAGCGGCGGAGGGAAGCAGTTCGGTGCCAACGGAGCCGAGGAGGCAGCTCGCCGGTTCGGCAAGGAGAAGCAGACCACGTAATCGCAGCGGATCGGCCGACCCCGACCGCGTTCACCAACGTCGAAAGGACGACGATGACCGATATTTCGGTGCACACCACAGCGCACCAGGTCGAGGACCGGTCGTGGTACCTGGGGACGGCAGAAATGCCGGGCTTCACGGTCAGCGGCACGCTCGACATCTCGGCCTTCACGGCCGGGACTCACTATCCGGACGGCTACATCAAGTCGGGCGAGCCACTCGTTCGGCTCGGCTCGGGCCTGTACGCGCCGTACGCGGCGACGGGCGGCACCGGCGGCGACGTCGTCGAGGCCTCGACGGTCACGATCACGGCGACCGGCGGCACCTACGTCGTGGCCGTGAACGGCCGCGAGACCGACGCGCTGGCGTACAACGCCAACGCGGCCGCCATCCAGGCGGCGATCCGTGCGCTCGGCCCCGAGTTCGACTCGGTGACCGTCACGGGCACGGGACCGTTCACGATCACGTGGACCGGTGTCGGCGACGCGCTTCGCAGCCCGGTGCTCGACGTCGTGATCGACGACACGGCAGCCACCGGCGGCACCGTCGTCGTGGCCGAAGGCACCGCTGGTGCTGTCGGCGCGAGCGGAACCGGCGCCGGCCTGCTGTTCTCGGCCGTCAAGGTGCCGAACCTTCTCGACACCGCCGTCGACGTCGGCTGTGCCGTCCTCGTGGCGTTCGCTCCCGTCAAGGAGTCGAGGCTGCCGCGAACGATCGACGCCGCCTTCAAGGCGGACCTGCCCCAGCTCTACTTCGTCGGCGTCAACGCCTGAGTCCGGAGGAAAACGACAATGGCAATCCTCTTCGATGCACCCATCGAGCCGGACGACCTCACGGTCTTCGTGCGTGACGTCCCGCTCCCCGTGGACTTCAGGTTGTATCCCGACGCCGCCCGGAACGAGGTCCAGGACAACAAGGTCGACTGGGCCGAGATCACCCGCACGAACCGCACAGCGCGGTTCCGCGCCTGGGACGGCCGGATCCACGTGTCGACCCGCGACACCGCGACCGAGAAGACCGTCGCGCTGCCGCCGCTGTCGACCTCGTTCAACATGGGCGAGTACGAGCGGCTCCAGCTCGAGTTCGCCCGCAACGGCGGCACGCGCGAGCAAGCACTCGCGCGTGCGATCTACAACGACGGCGAGCGCGGCACCCGTGAGATCCAGGCCCGCCTCGAGCAGGCGATCGGTGATCTCCTGGACGACGGACTGTTGACGATCAACGAGAACGGCTTCGCCAGTCAGTACGACGGCGGCGTGCCGGCGAACCAGAAGGTCAACGCAGCGACGGCGTGGACCGACACGACGAACGCCACCGTGTTGGCGAACCTCGTGACCTGGCGTGACGTCCAGATCGCCAACGGGTTCCGACCCGAGCGCATCCGCACGTCCCAGGCCGTCGTGAGCCTGATGCAGAAGAACAAGGAGATCATCGACGCGGTCCACGGTGCCGCTGCCGAGCGCACGCGGGTCACGCTCAGCGACCTCAACGATCTCCTGTCGTCCGAGTCGCTGCCCACGATCCCGGTGGGGGCAGACGGCCAGGCGGTCACCTACGACAACCGCGTGGACGTCGACGGCACTTCCACTCGGGTGCTGCCCGCCGACAAGGTGCTGCTCACGCCGGCGGATCTCGCCGATCTCGTCGTGGTGAACATGGGCGTCACCGCGACGGCGCTCGAGCTCGTCGACTCGAACGAGTCCGACATGTCCTTCGAGGACGCGCCGGGGATCGTGGGTGTCATCGAGAAGACCGGCCCTCCGTACCGGCAGTTCACCTTCATCGACGCGTGCGGCATGCCGACGCTCGTCGACGGCATCCGGCTGTTCATCGCGGACATCGGCACCATCAGCTGATGCCGCGGCGGTTGAGCGGATTCGTCTACGTGACCGGACCCGACGGTGCGACCGTCGGGTTCGGTCCGGACGACGACGTGCCCGACTGGGCAGCAGCCAAGATCACCAACCCGAAGGCCTGGATGGAGGACGATCCCATCGACGCGCCCACGTCGACGGATCCGGTCCAGCGACTGGCCGGTGTTGGCGCCACCGCCGAGGAGCTCGACGTCGTCCGAGCGATGATCGAGGACCTGTCCGACGAGGAGCGCGCCGAGCTCTCAACGCAAGCGGCCGATCCATCGGACGAAGAGCTCCGCGAGCAGCTCACGGAGTGGCGACGCCTGACGGACGAGAACGGTGGTGACCTGGCGGCGGCCTTTGAGCAGCTGGCGGAGGCGAACGATGACCCGCCGGGCGCGGTCGATGTCTCGTCGCCACCTCCCCGCTCGGGCATCGGCTCTGGCCGCGACGCCTGGGCGGCCTACGCGCGAGCGCACGAATTCGACATCGCCGACGGCGCCCGCCGTGAAGACATCATCGCCGCCCTCGAGGCGGCCGGCATCCCGACCGAGTAGCGCAAAACCCGATCAGCCCGATGCGGCAGCGGCCACGAGAAGGATCCTTGCCCCATGCCACTCCTCCACCGTCCTTCATCTCCGCCTCCGGTCGCGGGTCAAGTCCCCGTGTTCGACGAGCAGGGACGCGTCGTCCCGACTGATCCTGATAGCGGCACAAGTGCATCGGCCGCCCCGCTCATCGCGTCCACCCACATCGGCGGGTCGCCCATCGCCGGCGGCTACCAGGCGACCTGCGTTCTGATTCCGGGCGGCGGCTCGCAGTTCAACATCATCAGC